TCAAAAGCCAATAGCTATGTATTTCAACGTTGGACGATCCAGATGCGACAAGCGAAAAGCTACCTGGCTTTCCGATGTAAAATCCCAAAGTATATTATTCACGTAATTCTCTTTGCCAAAGGTTGCATCAGCAGCACTCATTACTCCTGTAGCTACCGCAGTATAATCAGTTGTTGTAAATGATATAGGAAATATGCATACTGCTACATATCCCGACAAACTTGCAGAACTTCCCCACTGTTCAATGGCCGCCAACGAAATACCAGCCCGAAGTTCCATGAAGGTATAAATTAACACTGGTAGTGCCTAAATATTCTGCTCCAGTTGCCGTAGCTGACGTGCTTGTAGTTTTTGGTACGGCAACAATGAATAGTGCCGCAGTTGGAAACGGAATTGGAAATGTTGCTGTACGTGATGAACAATATCCCCACTGTGTCTTAAAACCCTATTGTGCAATAGGACAGATAACGACCTCTCGTAATCGAAACACGTATCGAAGTTGTTGTAACCTGAGTTACGCCTACGTTTTCACCGTAACCGTCGGTATCATTACTTGTGTAGTCGAGATCTTGGCCTATGACAACATATTTATTTGAGCTATATGCTAAAGGCAATGTAACAATAATATACCCTTGTTCAGCATAAACTATTCCCCACTGTAGCTTTAGAATCCAATAGCAATAACATTTGGTAATGAAGTTCGTGCGGCACTAGGTGAATCTGTTGCCCAACCGAGCACACTATAACTGTTATTATTAACGATGCTTACATCCACTGTATGCCAACCGCCAATGCCGGCAGACGTTATTGCTAATGCACTGTTAGGGAAAGGTATAGGAAATATATTATTTCCACGTACTGTCGGCTTTCCCCACTGTAGCTAACAGCCAATAATGAAAAATCCAACTGTATCCCATACACCAGCAGTAGTACCTGCCCTAAGAACTATTGTTGTCTTTGTAAAACCACCACAGGATGCATGGTTACCACTATTGCCAGTAGAAATAGCTACAGTGAAAGGCGCTTCCTCAAAAGGGATTGGCAGATCATAAGTTACAGGATTTGTACCATGAACTGTTTGATATCCCCACTGTGGTTATGCCTTTCCGATAGCAAGGTAAAGAATAGGACCGCCATAGTTTATTTGGAAGCTAGTATTTGTAATGTTATAGCAAGCGCGTTCCCAAGCTTCAATCGCATTGTTTAAAACACTGGCCATAGAAAAAAATTGTCCAAAAGCAATCGGAAATGTCCCCCTTGATCCGCCAGCATATCCCCACTGTAAATAAAATAGAAAGGTTGTGAAAAAATGCCAAAAAATGCAAAAGATGCACGTATTTTTATAAAATTTGCCGAAGACGGCACACGTGCCGATACTCGTATTGAGGATGCCAATTTATATATCATACCGCCACAGCCAATTATTGAGCTCCGAAACGGTGAAGAGATCCTTCGAGTTATACCGGCACATTATGAGGATGATCCAGAGCAGGGTACTATATTGGTACCAGAACAGCGTATTCCAACTGGCCAATATGAACAGGTTGAAGTTACTACTGGCTATACAGAAGAAATATTGGCTGATTCCATTGCTGAAGATGGTACCTATATTCCGTTTAACCCTGCAGATTACATTGAGGTGACATATGCTGAATATCTGCTGCTGTCCGGCAACTCTCCGGACGGTAAGATGTACATAAGGGATATGACTACCGGCGAATACATCGAGCAGCCGCCATATGTACCTACAGCGGCAGAGAAACTTGCGGTCTTAGACGCAGAATATGAGGCTCAGTTTGACGAAATCAATAATCAGATAATCTTGGCCGTAGCAGAAAATAACGAAGCCTTAAAAGCAGAACTGATGGAAGAAAAGGCTGCTCTAGTAGAAGAATATACAACGAAAAGAGGTGCAATAGAATGATTAAAAAACGTTGTTTCTTATGTGGTCATAAAATGGCTGAAAATGGCTTGTGTACTAATGTGAACTGCATTAGGTCCGAACCGGTAACTGAAACGGAAATCAAAGATAAATCAGTAACTGAAAGCACAGAAAAACAAGAGTAAACGTTGCTGGGAGCGGGTTTTGATATTATCATTAGGACCTGTTGCAAAGTGTACTGATAGTGTACCGGCTGTAATGCATAACTGCTGTGGCTGCATGGTATTAGTACATAGTAGATTATGTTCCGAAAGTGTACCAGTTCTAGCCTTAAATCAGGTCGATTGCTTTTTTTAATTCGTGGATGGCTTTATGGGTGTAGACGCCTTTTGTAACGCCTTGCGAGGCGTGTCCGAGTATACGTTTGATCGCCGTATCGTTGGCACCGGCATTGTCGAGCATGGTAGCACAGGTATGGCGGCATTCATGCGGTGTATGCTTGCAGCGACTGGCTGTCATTACAGCATCAAAGCGCGCTCGGTATTGGTGGTATGAGAGTTGATTACCATAATCGTCTGTAATGATATATTTACCTGGCTGCTGCATCCAAAATTCAAAATAGGGGAGTGTTTTCTTGCTGATAGGTACAGCACGATTTCGGCCAGCAGCCGTTTTGCTCTCACGGACGATGAAATAACGTTGGCGCAGTTTTACATCGTTTTTTGCGATCGATAACATTTCACCGGTGCGAACTCCGGAGTAGATCATCATTAATACTGTCATGGCCCATTTATCGCCGAGTTTTTTTACACGGTTGATCTGTCGTGTGTTGAATGGCTTTTTGGGGTACTTTGGTTTGCGTTGGTCGATGTCTATATATCGACTATAGTCGCCAGCCAGCGTGATGATATCGTATTTTAGTGCATAGCTGTACATATGATGTAGAATCTGTCTTACTTTCTTCTGCATCGCATATCCGGCACCGGCATTCCGGACATCAGAAATCACGGCCTGCAGATCGGCTGCCTTTAGCTCAGCAAATTTCCTGTTGTAGAGACGTTTGCAATGCTTGTACGCTGATTCATAATTGATTTGCGTGGTTTTGGCCAGCTTCCGGAAGCGTTCGGTTCTCATTAGTACATAAACGTCGCTGAAACTGGTAACTGTATCAACAAACAGTGACGGATCGTCGCGATACTGCAGTAACATTTCAAGGCCTTGCTCATAGGTTGCGGCGTCGCCTATTGATTTTAATTTCCCGTTAACTTTGACGCGGACCAGGTATGGATGTGACCGATTACAGTCTGAGCGTTTTGTGATGCTGCCAAGTCCGTTAGGCAGCCTTCGACCTTTGGTTTTTCGTTTTTTTAAGATCATAAAAAATCAGCTCCTTATAGGAGCATTATAACAAGGGGGATAAAATGCAGGAATTTATAAACAGTTATTGGCAGCCGGCGTTATATTCGTTATTGGTTTTTATCGTTGCCAGATTGTGTAATAAGCTATGGGTAGCTGTGGCGACAATGGTCATCAAGCAAAATTTGTATGAAAAGGCCCTGTTGGCCATATTGTATGATCGCTTATTCCAGACCTGCCAGAATTACATTGCCGAAAAAAGGATTAGTACAGAAGAGCTGAAAAACCTGGAACATCTGTACGAAAATTATCATCGGCTCGGCGGTAATGGTACCGGAACGGAATTGTACAATCGTTGTCGTGAGCTGCCGCTAAAGGAGTGAAAATATGCTGGAAAAAATACGAGGATTTATTCAAAAAACATTTGGCCGAGCACCGACAAAAGGCAGCATGGTCGTTGTATGGACATTTGCGATTATAGTCATATTTGAGGTAATTGCATATAATGCCGGCTGGTTTTATAACTGGTATCGTACTCAGTCTGCAGACACGCCGGAAATGCGGCTGTTTTTGGTGACTGTAGTTTGTGGTGGACTTATTACTGCAGCAGGATTTGTCGGCCGGGCGTTTGTTGATAAAAATGAAAACGGCGAACCGGACATCTGGGAAGAAGAAAGGAAGGATAAGCATGAATAATAAGACCTATAATAATTTGCAGGCTTTGGCCAGAGCTGCCAGGGGGAAAATCAAAATGATTTATCTGCATTGGACTGCTGGCCAACATATTACAAACCATATAGAACGAGCTGACTATCATATTTGCATTTTGGGAGATGGCCGTATCGAAATTGAGTGTGATGACTTGACGGAACTCAGGACGCATACCTGGCACCGAAATACTGGAGCTATCGGCATTGCATTGTGTTGTGGTCTTGGCGCTACTGCCAATAATGGCTATAACGCTGATTTTGGCTCGTATCCGCCTACTCCGGAACAGATAACCGCAATGGCCGAGGTTATTGCGGTATTAAGCCGGGAGCTGGTGCTACCTATTGATAAAAACTGTATTATGACCCACTGCGAGGCTGCGCTGCTGGATGGTTATGGACCGTACAGCGGAGATCCAGAAACGCGTTGGGACTTATGGTATATCGATGATCCGGGTACAAAAGAAAAAATGCAACCAGGCGGTGATGTTTTGCGAGGTTTGGCCAACTGGTTTAAAACTATGGGAATTCCGATTGAATAAAAAATAAAGGAGTGTATCAAAATGACTAATAAAGAAAAAGTGGAACAGGATATATTGGCATTAAAAGCAGCAATTCGTCAGCTGAAGGCTGACGTTAAATTACTTCGCGACGAAGAACGTGCAGAGCTGAAGGATAAAATAAATGCAGCTTTAGATGAGTATTCCGATGAAATTGAAAAAATTAAAGAATTGGATCGCACGCTGATCCAGAAGCTGGGGAAACATGGCCGGACATTTCTTTATATTTGCATTGGGATTTTGGCCATTGCCGGCGTGGATAAATTGATCGGATATATTAAAGAGCTGTTTTAAAGAACAGATTTTAGAAAATTAGCGCATATGAAAAACATTATGAACCTTTTGGGAAAAAACTGTACATAAGGAGGGAGGAGCACCTTGAATGAACAGGAAAAACAAAGCAATAATGATCGCAATATTGGCATTTTCGTTATTGTATTGGTATTTTTCGGCATTTTTGTCTACTTGTTCGGCCGCGGAAGTTTCGGCGGTGGAAGCGCCGGAAACGATAACGATATCCAGGGCACAGTACAACGAGCTCAAGACGATAATCAGCGAGCAGGGGCAGCGCTTGACGGAGTTCGAGACGAACTTACAGCTGCTGGAGCAGAGCTCGCCGGAGCTGATCGCGACGCTGAACGGGCTGAGGGTATCGCACGACAGAATGCAGAAACGATTAGAAGCTGCCGAGAAATACTCGAACGAAGCAAAGCTGCTCATCAGCGAGCAGAACAGATCCTTGCAGAAATTGAGCGAGCAAATCAAACACCAGCAGAAGGTGCAGCGGCGTCGAGATATTCAAAATAGTGGTTGGGGTACGGCTGTTGGGTTCGTGATCGCCAAAGTTATTGATAAATAAAAAAACGGAGATTGCACTAAACCCAAAATTAGACAATAAGAAATGAACTCGTGTATTGTGAAGTGCTAAGACAGTAAAAAATCAAAAAGCCTGACTATTACTTAGTGTAGTAGTCAGGCTTTTAGTTAATAACCTCTTAAATCGTGAAGAAGGCTACTGAGGATTTCGTTGAGTTCGATGAATTCCATAAGATAATCTTCTGTAATAATAAACTGTTTATTTTCAGGTGCTTTAGTTTTTGTAGCTAGTTTTTGCTTGTTATCGTGTATATCTGTTATCTGGAAGCTGTGTATTATTCGGTTACGCATATCTACAATGTTAATAAACAAATCAGCTATTTTCGAATCTGCAATAATTTCTTTTATAAACGAGTGTAGTTTGCCAGACTCTAAATCAATTAGTTTATACCAGTTGTATTTTTTATCTTCGTCATTTCGCAAGATATTTTCAATGATAAAAGCGTTGTTAGAATTAAAAACGCATAGGGCACTTCCTAGCAAAGCACGATACTCTTTTGTTGGTAGTGCTTGTCTTGAATATTTTTCGTACATACATATTCCTCCAATATTTTATTTGTATAAATAGTGTACCACAAATAAATTTAGTTACACGCACTTTTGATGCTGCACGGGATTTTTATTTTGAGCAGTTGAACGCAGATTTGATTTTGTCAACTTGCGAATAAATTTATCAGGTCGTATAATGATGCTTGGTGAAAAGGGGGGAAGGTATTGTTTGTTGTTATACGTGGGCATATGTTTGAGGGAGAGGACTTGCAGGGAATCGCAGAATGTTTGTTACGCTGGCAGCCGCCTTTAGTGCCATGGTTGATTACGTTTCAAGAAGCAGTAAAAGTCAGGACTGACGAATGTGGAAGCGAGGGCGCTGCTTTTTATAGCATCGTGAAAGCTGATCCGGTAGAGTATCCGATTGATTACCAAAGCAGAGAAAAGCCGTTTAAATAACGGCTTTTTTGTTTGTGGATTTAATCTAAAACGTTAAAGTATTTTTTTGCTAATATTTGTATTTTGTCGGTGTGGGCAAGATCATCGCCGGTATCTTGGTAATCACTAAAAATACCATTGGCAAGCTCATCCACTTCCAGCAGAATCTGTGATAATTGATTTTGTGTTTTGTAATCGGCGTAATCTGCAATGTAGGTTTTGAGATCTCTAATAACGATATCTTTTAAAACCTTATAAAAAACTTGTGTTTCATGTTCAGCGGTCAAATTATACATGGTTGCATCTCTTTTTGATTATCTTTCGTAAACTACGCAGTTATTAAGGACTCTATCAGCGTTATTACATATACAGGCCCAAAAGAATTTTTCTTTATCGGGATAGGTGTTATATTCTTCTGGTTTCAATGCATCAATAATATTGCAGATGTTCAAAATAGCATTTTTTTGTGTCTTGGTTATAATAAATAATCTGCCGCCTACGCCTGGCAATGGATCAGTCTGGGTACGTGGTATATTATCTAAGTTGTCAAGCATTGAAAGTATCTTTTTATCAAAATTAAAGCGGTTATAAAGTTTCATTCTAAAACTTCCTTTCTGGTCTGCCATCATCAGAGCCGGGTGACCGTTCCACGGCTGACGCCCTTTGCAGGGCGTTTCGGCTTAATCATTTTTATTGGGGTTATTTCTTCCGGCTTCGTAGGCTTCAAGCAGCGCGGCTTCAATATTCCAGACTGCCAGCTCCACAAAATCTTCGCTGTCATTGCACCGAGATTTCAAATCGCCACGCTTTTTTATTGAGTCAAAGTGTTTTATTGCAATTGCTAAAATTTTTCTGTCTGCCTTCATTGTTGCGCGCTCCTTTTAAAATGTCCTTATAAATTCAGCTTTGCCATTATAATGGCCGTTAATTTTTTTGATTGCGTTCTGTAATTTTCTTTCGGTAAATTCTGTAATGTCCCACGCTTTAAAGATTATGTCTTGATCTGCCGTTATAAAAATCATATTTGCAACTTTTTCGATTTTGAATTTCATCGGTTATGCGCTCCTTAAATTTAATTCATTGCTTATTTCGTCAATAATACATTTGCCTGATTTTGTCACATGGAAAGAAATTACTAAATTTTCTTTGTACCTGCGGTTAGTCACTTCATAAGCAATAATTGAATTTGTAGCTGTTTCTAATTCCATAAATGAGCCGTCGTCTACCTCTGCAATAATTCGATATTTGGGCATACCGGAAGAACTGCAATTTAAAGCTTTAAGCAATACTATTCTTTTTACGTTGATTGTTTCAGAGTAGGTTTTTGTCATTTGTTGCACGCCCTTTCTATTATCCAGTAGACTCCACAGCTGATAACGGCTGCGATGTAGGTTATTGATGTTAGACTGTCCCAGTCTTGCCGCCCGACTTGGGCGAGGAGATAAAGCGTTAAGACTGTCAATATTGACTTCATGCTGTTCAATGTGGTAGTATTTATTTAGAGAGTGGGAGCGGTTGCACCGCCCCCCGAGGCTCCGTTATCGTCTTGGCTTGCGACGCGTTCGACGATTTCGGGGCTTTTTCCTTTTCTCCCAGGTTTCAATCGCCGCTATGGCGAAGGTGCCAATAATTGCAAGGTTTGCGATTATTTGGGAGATTCTCTCTAGCTTTTCTAAATCCACATTGTTTTCTCACCTCACTTTCTATATATATTATACACTTTAAAGTGTATTTTGTCAATAAAATATTTAAAATAATCGTGTATTATGCAAAATAAAAATTGACTAATTAAACTATAAAGTGTATAATCAAAGGCGACAAAAGGGGGCGAAAAAATGTTAACCACAACAGAAAAAATCAAAGTGTTATTAAAGCGTAATAATATGACGGCCGGCGAGCTGGCGGAGCAAACAGGGCAGACCCGGCAAAACTTATCAAACAAAATGAAACGCAATAATTATAGCGAAGATGAGCTTCGTGCAATAGCAGCGGCTTTGGGTTGCGAATGTAAGATAACATTCGTGCTAAAAGATGGCCAAGAATTATAA